GAGCGCCGAGCAGCTGGCCGAGGGCAAGGCCACCCTCGATAAAGCGTGGGGCGATAACCACGCCAGTCTGCAGAAGGCGGCGCTGGAAGGTGCAGTGCACCTGGGCAACCTGGCCGGCGACGAGCTCGGCAAGGAACTGCGCACGCTGGCTGACAATGAAACCTTTGCGCACTCCTACCCGGCATTGATGCAGGCGCTGTCAGCCTACGGCGTCAAGCTGATCGAGTCGGGCGACGGCCAGCGCGGCGGCACCGGCATGACCGACTTCATCACGCCTGTCGAGGCGAAGAAACGCATGTCGGAGATGCGCAGCAACCGGGAGCATCCGCTCAACAACGCCCGCCATCCCGATCACAAGGGCGCCGTCGAGGAGCTGCAGCGCCTGACACGTATATCGCTCGGCGAACAGGCAGCGAAGCAGGCGCCGACGCAGGAGATCGAAGTCGGGACGCGATAGCACAGGGCTTGACTCCCGCCGCAAATGGCGGGATGATTTTATCGACATCTGGACTCCTTGCTTTTTGCAAGCCCGGTGACTGCCAGCAAAGACTGGTCGCACGGGGCAGCGAAAAGCCCAAGCACAAGCGGTCCCGCGAGGGGCTCCCGCAAAAGCGATTCAACTTGTGTTTGGAATATTTAGGAGACTCAGATGGCTTCTTCCATTGATGTCGGTTTCGTTGAGCAATTCCGCTCAAACGTTTACCACAAGTCCCAGCAGCACGGTTCGCGCCTTGGCAACCTGGTTCACTACGAACCGTTGGTTGGTGAGGTGCACCACTTCGACCTGCTGGATGCCGATGACGCGCAGACTCAAACTCGCACGAATGCGGGCGACCGTCATGCCGATTCACCCGTACTGGACGCACCGCACGAGAAGGTTCGCGTCAGCCCGGTTGATTCGGAATGGGGCGACCTGATCGACCGCGAAGACAAGCTGCGCATGCTGCTCGACCCCGAGTCCGAGTACATCAAGCTGGCGTACGATTCGCTGGGCCGTCAGAAAGACGACCAGATCATCACCGCGTTCACAGCCGATGTGGATCTCAAGAACACCTCGGGCGGTGCGTACACCACCACCAACTTCGCCACCCACGGCGGTCAGACCATTGTGCACGGCAGTGCCGGCCTGACCTACGACAAGGTGCTCGAAGGCATCGAGCGGCTGCAGGACTCCGAGGCGTTCGACGAGGATGACATTGTCATCGTCTACGGCCCGCGGCAGGAACGTGAAGTGCGGCAGATTGCGGCGTTGACCTCGAGCGACTTCGTGTCGACCGGTGGCAACATGACCCGCGGTATTGCCGGCGGATCAGGTGCTCAGCCGCGTGGTGGCCCGTTGGGGCTGACGTGGGTGCGTTCGGCTCGTTTGCCGGTCAACACCAACATCCGCAGCTGCTTCATCTACGCACGGCGTGCGATGGCCATGGCGGTGAACGAGGATATGTACTCGTTCGTGATGCCACGTGCCGACAAGAAGGGTGCCTGGCAGGTGTACTGCCGCCAGACGCTCGGCGCGGCGCGTCGTGAAGGTGCGGGTGTCGTCGAGATCGAGTGCGACGAGTCCTAAGCAGTAGCCGGAACGGGGCGCCCTGGTATGTCAGCGACCAAACTCAACATTGGCAACCAGGGCGTCCTGCTGCTCGGCGGCAGGCCGTTAACCTCGTGGAATGATGGCGGCAAGACCAAGGAAGCCATCGACATCTACTGGGACACCAGTTATCGCGCCACGCTCTCGGCGCATCGGTGGCACTTCGCAACAACCCGAGCACTGCTCAATCCGCTGACAGAGGCACCGGTCGGTGCCGAGTGGAGCCACCAGTTTCAGCTGCCGAATGACTGCCTGAAGGTGCAGTCGCTCAGCCCGGACGGCGGCAGTCCGATCGCCAAAGACGCGTGGCGACGCGAAGGGCGCAAGCTGCTGGCCAACGCCGACTCCCTGATTCTGATCTACACCTACATCTGCCCGGTGGGCGACATCGATGCCACGTTCGAGCAGGCATTGGCTGCACAACTGGCCTACCAGATGGCGTATTTCCTGACCGGCTCCACGTCGAAAGGCCGCGACATGTTCTCGCTCTACCAGGAGCGGCTGGACACCGCGAAGACAGAAAACGGTATCGAGCAAACCACGCAGCCGACGTACACGTCGCAGCTGCTGGAGGTGCGGCGCTGATGCCGAGGTACCACTATGCACAAAACCGTTTTACCGGTGGCGAGGTCGGGCCACGCTCGTCCGGTGCTACGGACTCCGAGGTCTACCGCAACGGTTTTTCCTGTGCGCGCAACATCATTTCATTGCCGCAGGGCGGGGCGTATAAGCGCCTCGGCTCGGTGCTGGTCGGTGAAGCCGCGGGCGAGGAGGTCTGTTACATCACGTTCGAAGACGAACCGCGCGACAGCGTCCTCGAGTTAACGCAACAAAAGATGGTGATCTGGCAGGATCACATGAAGGCCACCGAGTTCGCGACGCCCTGGCCCACTGGCGACCTGTTCGAAATCCATCCCGCACAAGACGGCGCCGAGATGCTGTTCTGGCACCGCGACCACCCGCCGTATCGCCTGGTTAAAACCGCTGTCGGTTGGTCGTTCGCACAGGCCACGCTGATAGAGATCCCCGACTACCACTTCGAAGACGAAGCCGGCTCGGTGGCCATGGTGCAGAACCTGTCAATGATTGACGACGCCACCTGGACAGACGCCGACTGGTTCCGGCTGATCGTGAACGGCTACGAAACCGAGAAGATCTACTGGGTCGACAACAACGCCGTGCTGGCGCAACGCATTTACCGGGCCATTGAGCCGTACGTGCTGGAGCGCGGCCGGGGTTTGGTGCAAGGGCTAACCGTCGCCGAAGCCAGCAGCGGCCCCGCGACCTTTGACATCACGTTCGGTGACGGCATCAAGGGGCTGGACTACATCATCCAGCCGGGTGACGGCGAGGCGGAGGACGCGGCCGCGGCGATCAGTGTGGTCACGTCAACGCCCGCATCGGGCGACGTGTTCGAACCGGCCTGGTCGGCAACACGCGGCTGGCCGGGTGCGGCCTGTTTTTATCAGCAGCGGTTGTACGTCGGCGGCACGGACCTGTTGCCGCAAACCCTGTGGGGTTCACGCCTGGGCTCGAGCACCGACTTTGGTGTCGGGGCCAACACCGGCGACGCGCTGTCGTACCGCATCAAGTCGGAAAAACGCATCTCCATTCAGTGGATGAGCTCCAAGCGCGGCATGGCGATCGGCACCACCGGCGGCGACTGGGTCATTCCCAAAGAGATCGGCGTGGTCACGCCATCCAACATTGCATTTGCACGTCAGACGGTGCACCGGTCATCGCGTCGTTTGCCTGTCGAGGTCGATTCAGAAACTTTCTATTTACACGGTGGCAACCGCAAGGTGCGCCGTTTTCTGTACGAATGGGGATCGGAATCCTGGCAGTCTTACGACGCGACGTTCTTCTCTGACCACATTGCCGGTCGCGGCTTCAAGCAGCTCGCCTACACCGATCACCCGGACACCATCGTGTGGGGCGTGACGGAAAACGGCAAGTTCGCCGGCATGACCTACGAACGCGGCCGCGAGGTGCTGTGTTGGCACCCGCACCAGACAGTCGGGGAAGTGAAATCCATCGCGGTTGCGCACTACGACGGTTATGACGAAATCTGGCTGGCCGTGAAACGCGCCAACGGCACGTACAACGAGCGGATCCCGTTCACGTCGCAGGATTACTACGAGCAGGACGACGAGGGCGACCACGAAATTGACGTGCCGTATTGCCCGCGCTCGAAGATTCGTGACTTCGATGCGTTCATGGATTCCGCCGTGCTGTTCGAAGGCACCGGCTTAACCGAAGTGGCCGTGCCGCACCTCAAGAATCAGCCCGTCGAAGTGCTGGCCGATGACGCGTACGTCCCCGATTTGTCTGCCAACGTGAACGGCAAGGTCGCGCTGACGCGGCCGGCAGATCGCGTGTGGGTGGGCCTCAAGTACCCGACACGGTTTCGCCCGATGCCCGTGGAGCAAACCAGCCAGGCCGGTTCGTCGCAGTCGATGAAAACCCGCACGGTCAACCCGACGTTGCGCCTGGTCGATTCGCACATGCCGCTGATCAACGGACAGCGCCCGCCGTCGCGTTCGACCGAAACGCTGCTCGGCACACCCGAGGGCATGTTCACGGGTGACATCGACATCGAGGACTGGGGTTACAACCGCGGCCAGGTGACGATCGAGCCGGACCTGCCGTACCCGTTTCACGCCGTGATGCTCTACGGCTGGTTGCAGCTGGGGATGGACTGAGATGATATCCGGCGCTCACACCGCAGTCAGCTCGAACGTCGCGCGGCGACTTCGAGAAACAGAGAAATATCGTTACGGCTACAGATCCAGCAACGACGACCACGACCGATCACGCTTCGACAGCGAACTGGAGCACACGTCGTCATTGTCGTTATTGGGCTATCTGCGCGCGAAGCGCGAAGCGCGCTCGTCCACGAGCGGCACGCGCATCGATCAGCTGCACGCGACAGCTCGCAGCAGCGGACTGTTTCGCGACACCATTCGTCAGCGCAAGACGGACACATTCGAACGGTATGCGGAAAACCGCGGTCGTTTGTTACGCGGTGAGCCGCTGTTGCTCGACTCCCAATCGGGCGGCGGTAGCGGTTTATTGCCGTTGGCCACGGGGCTGATTGGTGGCGCTGCCAGCAAGTCGAAAAGCCTGGTGGGCGGGTTAGCCAGCAAGGTGTTTGGCTTCTGATATGCCTGACACGTCGATAATCCGCGAGGCGACTCATCACGATTTGCAGCGGCTGCTGGAGATGGGCAGGAACATGGGCGATGCCAGTCCGGCAACCGCCTTGATACCGCCGTGCGAGGAGAGCTTTCTCGACACGTGCCAGAACCTGATCGACAAGCCCGAAGGCATTATCGTGGTGGCTGACAATTGCGAGCTGGCTGGCATGGCCGCCGGCTACCTGGCACCGGCTTACTACAACCACAACGTCGTGCAGGCGTTCCAGATGTTCTGGTGGGTCGAGGACGAGTTCCGCGGCTACGGGTTCGGTACGCGCATGCGCAAGGCGCTGGAGGAGTGGGCGCGCGCCAAGGGCGCTGTGACGTTTTCTGCAGCCATGCACCAGGGGTTGACACCGGACGACGTGAGCGTCGGCGAATACGCCGAATCGACCACGATGTATCAGAAGGTGCTGTGTCATGGCTGAGTGGGTAGCCGCGGGCGCCGCGGTCATTTCGGTCGGCTCGTCCTTGCTTGGGGCGAATGCGGCAGGCAAAGCATCGGATCGTCAGGAAGCCAAAATACAGCGCGCGACCGACGAGCAAGTGCGGCGCACGACAAAGGCGCGTGACGAGTTTTCCGGCAAGCTGGATGCCGCCGTTGCAGGCGCCGGTGCTGACATCGGGTCACGATCGGCGCTGGAGAATCGCAACGATTCCTTGACCGAGTTCCAGTTTGATATCGCGGTGACGCGTGAAGCCGGGGCCGACGCTGCGGCTGCTGTCGATGCGCAGGGCGATGCCCTCAAGTGGCAAGCCTACGGGCAGGCAGCCTCCAGCATTGGCAGTTTTGCAACGATCGGCGTTGATGCCGGCTGGTGGGGTGGCTGATGGAGATACCGCGCTATTTCGTGGCCCAGGCCGAACCGAGCACCGGTGTTCCCGCCAACACCGTGGCCGCACCGTACCTGCAAGCAGGACAGGCGTTCAGCCAGGTCAGCCAGGCCGCGCACGAGTATCACAAAGCCGCGGAGGCCGCTGAGGCAGGCAGCCAGTACAACCGCGCCATCGCGATTTATCGCACCGGGTTGGTCGAGCTGGAGAACAGCTACACGCAGCGGTTCACCGAGGACGACGCGTCCGGCGAAGAAAAACGCACCTACGAGGTCATGCTCAAGCAGTCGCAGGAACGACTGAAAACGCTGGAATCGCATGCGCTCAGCAACGTCACGAACCGGCTGGCGAAACAGAAGTTCGGTGCCCAGGCGGCCACGCTGCGTGCCGGCACGTGGGACGTGCTGCTGAAGCGTCAGCGCGACCTGTTCATCGAGGACAAGAAAGCCAACCTCGACGAAGAAACCGCTGTGCTTCGCCAGAGCGGTGATTACGACGGCATTCTCGAGGCCAACACGGTGGCATTCGAAGCGGGCTTTATCGGCGCGGACGAGCTGTCGGACCGCAACGAGCTGACGTACGAAATGGAGGCAACCGACACTCTGTATCGTGCCGTCACCACCGCGATCAAAAGCGAAAACACCGGCGTGCTCACCGACCTGATCGAGCAGATGGGTGCATCCGAAGCGCCTGCCGAGGTCAAGCAGGACATGCTGGACTCTGTGCTGGATGCGATCGACGACATCGACAACCGCGTCGCTGACCAGAAAGAAAACGCCCAGAAGAGCGCGTTCATTGCCGACATCACTTCGATTGTGGCCGGCCAGATGCCGCGCGGCCAGTTCAACCAGAACGTGCGCAGCGGTCGTTACCGCAACACCGACGTGTCAACGCTGAACAACCTGATGTCGCGACGGGAACAGTCCGGCATCAACGATGCGGATCTGGAGCGCGATTACCTGGTGCGCATTGCCGGGCTGGCCTCGCAGAGCGGTTCGTTTGTCGAAAACCAGTCGGCCCTGCTCGAGGAGATCGCCGCCCGGCGTGACGAGTTCAACACCACCACCTTCGACAAGCTGGCACAGCGGATCGGCGGCGCGGACGAGGCGCACCTGAAAAACTACCGTTATCGCACGGCGCTCGATTTTGCGTTCTCGAACATTCGCGGCGCCGGCGTCGACGAGATCACCGAACGCTGGGACGACAAGACCCCGGAGCGTAACGCCAACGCCCGGTTGTTCCAGGCGGAGTTCGCGGAGTGGTGGTTGAGCAACCCGACTGACGACCCGATGCAGTACGCCAAGGACAACTGGGAACGGTTCAAGGTGTTTGAAGAAACAGACAGCGGCGGCACGATATTGAAGGCGGATGAGTGATGGCTGAGAAACCCGTACAAGGACCGCCAGTGCCAGCGCCGCTGCACTCGTTTGAGTCCATGGACACGACCCGTGACAGCGCCGATACGTTGTTCATGGAGCGTTCGCAGGAGCGTCGTGAAGACCGGCGCCTGATCGAGATGGCGGAAACCGATTACGAGTCGTTTGCCACTGAAATGAATCAGCGGGCCATGTCGAAGATGGGCGAGCCGGTCAGCGATATCTTTATGCGCGCGCTACCGCGGGGTGTGGCGAAGGGCTACGAGCAGTTGATGGAAACCATGCCGATGCGGGTCGGGCCGACCACCGGCATGCCGGCAGTGCCGCTGCTGTCCGGTAAGTCGGCGCAGGAAGAAGCCAACAACATACAAAACGAGCTCGCCAACCAGGAATTGACGGTCGATCAGGTGTCAAGCCTGTTCGAAGAGCCGAAAACCGCACCGGGCCAATTCGTGGAACCGGTCGCGCAGTTCTTCGCGGTGGGCGGACCGGCGGCTGGTGTGCTGAAAACGGCCGGCATGGGCGCATACGCGGCATGGTTGGTCGGCGGCGGCCTCGGCGATGCAACAGCGTTCGACCCGGACGACCCTTTGCTGTCGGACATGCTGTTTTTCAACGAAGGCGAAGAGTCGCTCGATCTGCCCGACGAGTTGACAAGTTTTCAGGAAGAAAACCCGCAAGCCACGCAACTGATCGCGGAATCACTGCGCGAGTCGCTGTACCTGTCAGAGAACCAGTCGCAGGCACTGGGCCGGGTGGCACGACGGCTGCAGATGGCCGGCGAAGGCGCTGCACTCGGCTGGCTGTTCGAAGGCGCGGTGGGTGCTACGCGCGCCGTTGCTACGCAGTCCGGTCGGGAAGGTCTGCGCGAAGGCGCACGCTGGATTGCTGATCAATACGAACAAGCCGTGCAGCATCTGTCATCACTGCCGCGCGGACCGGCATCCGGGTCGCCGGCTTCACAACGCGGTTCAGCTGACGTGAGTGCACTCGGCACCGTCGTCGATAAGGTCAAGCAAACCGGCCGCGACCTGTTCGACTCGCAGAACACCGCGTTAGGTCGTGACACCGAGCGATTCCAGAAACCGGAGCCGCCGGCTGTTTCCCGTGAAACACCTGCGATGTACCAGGCGAGCGCAGAAAAACTCGCCAACGCGAGCGAAGCGCGCAAGGTGCAGGGGCCACCGGAACCGCGCACAAAAGACCGCAACATCAACATGAATTACATCGAGACGATGGAGGACAACGACGACGTTGCCCGCATCCTCGATGAGGTGGCGGAGCAGAACAAGGGCTTCGAAGCCGCTCGACGTGGACGCATCTCGACTGACAAGACGATGGAGGACGCGAAGGCGATGTTGCCGTGGGAACGGGAGCCGATTCGCGTCGAAGAGGGCGAAGACGGCCTGTTTCGCGTGCTCAATCACGACGGCACGCCGGCACACCCGAATGCTTACCGCGATGCCGAGAAGGCGCAGCGGTGGGCTGACCACTTGCAGCAGCAGCGCGGTGATGCGATTGACATGATGCTGCGGCGCGAGCCCGGCGACATGTGGAACGCAGAGCAGGTCACCGCGGCACGTATCGTGCTCGCCAACTCGGCCGATGAAATGCAAAAGCGTGCGCGCTGGCTGGTCAACAACGAAGCCGCCGCGTCACCTGCCGACTGGCTGGAATTTCGCCGGATGGCTGCCAAGCATTCCTTATTTCAACAGTCCGTGCAGGGGGCGGTCGGCGAGATCGGACGTGCCATGCGGGCGCTGCAGATCCCCGCGCAATCGACCGGGCAAACCACGGGTGCGAACTACCAGCAGATCGCCATGGAAGAGATCTTGCAGGCCACCGGCGGCGTGAAAACGGCGAAAGCGTTGGCGAACAAGATTGCGTCGGCGAAGGATCTCGGCAGGGTGTCGGACCTGGCGTCCAAGGGCGCCTGGGCAAAATCACGCGACGTCATTCTGCAGGTGTGGATCAACGGGTTGCTGTCCAGCCCGGTCACGCATGCCAAGAACATGCTCGGCAACACGATGGCCAATGCCATGGCCGTGCCGGAGCGGTTTGCCGCCGCCGGCGTGGGATCGATCAGGCGCGCCATCACGGGCGCCGACGACGGCGTGCGCGCATCCGAGGCGATGGGGCAGCTTAACTCGTACCTCGGCGGCTGGGCCGATGGCATTCGCCTGGCCGGTCGCGCGCTGAAAACCGGCGAAGAAACCCTCGGCATGGGCACCAAGCTGTCCGATGCTGGCCTCGATCGGCATCGCGCTATCAGCGCCACCGAGTTTGGCGTGGATCCGGATTCGATTTACGGCAAGGGCGTCGATTTCCTCGGCGACTGGGTCGTGGGCTGGCCGGGCCGTGCACTGATGGCCGAGGACGAACTGTTCAAAGGTTTGAACTACCGCATGGAACTGGGGGCGCAGGCGTATCGCAAGGCCAGCCAGGAAGGACTGCCGTTCGGCTCCAAGGAATACGCCGATCGCGTGTCCGAGCTGTTGAACGAGCCGACCGAGGACATGTACGCCGAGTCTATGTTGCAAGCCCAGAAGATGACGTTCACCGATCCGATCAGCAGCGATCTGGTGAAGAGTCTGCAGGGTATGACCGGCCGTTTCCCGATGTTGAAATTCGTCATGCCGTTTGTGCGCACGCCGTTCAACATCGCGAAATACTCGGTTGAGCGGTCGCCGCTCGCGTGGGCGAACCCAAAATGGTGGGCTGATGTTAAGGCTGGCGGCGCCCGCGCGGACATGGCTATCGGCAAGCTCGTCACGGGCTCCGGGATCCTGGGCGCCGCCAGCTACTTTACGGTGCAAGGGAACATCACCGGTGCCGGGCCGAAAGACCCGTCCATGAACAAGGTATGGCGTGACCAGGGTTATCAGCCGTGGTCGATCCGTGTCGGCGATTACCTGTTCAGCTACAACGGGCTGGATCCGGTCGGCATGCAGATCGGCATGATGGCGCAGACGTTGAACGCCATGGCGCTGGAAACCGACCCCGAAAAACAGAATGAAGCGGCGTTTGCGGCCGTGCTGGGTGTTGCCGAGTCGCTGACCTCGAAGTCCTACATGCAGGGCATGTCCGAGATGTTCGAAATCCTGTCAACGGATTGGAATGCCATCGTGACCGCCAAGCGTTCCAGCCAGAACCTGATGGCATCGATGGTGCCCCGCTGGGTGACGCACGTCACGACCATCCACGGTGACGAGATTTACAAGGCCGACGACGCTGCGAACCGCCAGGAGTTCTTGGACATGACGGGTTTGCCGGACGAGGCGGTCGGCGAAGGCAAGATTAAGCGGTCTTACGAAACCGGGAGTTACTGGGGCGATCTGCAACGGATGATCGGCCATCGTTCGGGCTATCTCAGCAACGAAATCCCGCCGCGGGTGGACGTGTTCGGACGGCCGATCCTGATGGCCGGCTCGGTCGGGCCGGACTTCTTCATGCCGACGTACAAGTCGAAGCGCAAATACAACCCGTTGCTTGACGAGCTGATGATGAACAACGTGGCACCGTCGCAACCGCGTGCGGTGTTCTCCTACCTGGGTGGCGATATCGACTTGCACAACGACGTGCACGACGAGCGCGGCGCCGGCTGGGCACTGTTCGAGTACCAGGTGGCCGTCGGTCGCCGGCGTGCGGAATCACTGCAACGGCTCGTCGGTTCAGACACCTACAAAAAGGCACCGCGCCCGGGCGGCAAAGGTGACATGGGCAGCAACAATCGCGCGCAGCTTCTGCGGATGGCGCTGGCGGAAGCCAACGAGCGGGCCAAGCTCGACATCATTGATAAGTACGAATTGCAAGGGCTCGCGCAACAGCGCGCACGCGAGCCGGATGAAATGCGCACGAACATGCCGTTCGAGCCGCTGCAGTTTTGAGGTAATACGACATGACGCTGCAAAAAGAGAACTTGTTGATAAACCACACTGCCTCGGGCAGCGCGGTTTTCTATTTCCCGTTTCGGGTCGATTCAATCGACGACCTGGTGGTTGCGTTCGATGGCGCTGAGATTGTGTCGGGATTCACCGCGAGCCTGTTTCCCGGTGACGAGAACGGAGGATTCATAACGTGCGACACGGCGCCGGCCAACGGCGTGATTGTATCGATCATGCGGCGCTTGCCGCTGGTGCAGTTGACCCGTTACTACGAAGGCAGCCCGTTCCCTCCGGAAACGGTGGAAGGCGACCAGGACGATGACCGTATGATTGACCAGCAGCTCGCCGAAGAAATCGGCCGCACGCTGCGGCACGGCCCTTACCCGGGGCAGGAGCAGTTCGATGCGGGCGGCAAGCGGATCACCGGGCTTGCCTACGGTGTTGATCCGGACGATGCGATCAGCGTTGAACAGGCACAGAATGACCCGGACATCGGGTCTGGGCTGCCAGGACCGGTGGGCCCACAAGCGGAGCCGTTCGGGTACGACCTGACGCCCGCAGAAACGGCCGCCGGTATCACGGAAAACGATATCGACAAAGCCATCTTGCCGGGCTGGATCACGCGCTACGGCGCAGACGCGTCCGGGCTGCAGGACAGCGCGCCGGCTGCGACCATGGCGATTAATGCGGCGTCACACGCGTACCTGGACGGTTCGCATCCGTCAGCGGTGTACGTGCCGTCGGGCGATTTCGTTTGCGACGATGACGTGTACGGGTATTACGACTCGACCAACAACCCGAACTTCAACCCGGACAACAAGGGCACAGGCCGCATGATTATCTGGGGCGATTCCGCACCGGGGTATGCGGACATTGACCAGGGCAACAAGCGCGGCAGCCTGCTGCGGTTTACCGCCGGGCACCAGTTCCTCGGCACCCGCGACGGCGGTGACGAAGCCGGCGGTGCCGATGCGAAGCAGTTCTTGCTGCTCAATTTCGGCATCTCGGCCAACATCAACGACTACGCACTGAAGCTGCAAAACAGTCCGGAGCTGCAGGTCTGTCGGCTGACGGTGCACAACGCACACACCGACACCAACGTGGGCGGCGTGCTGCTCAACGACTCGTTCACCTCATCGATCGAGCACGTGTATTGCTCGGGCCCGGACCGGAACCAGCGCACGGCCAACGCGAGCACCAATCCCGGCACCCGCACCACGGCGTGGGGCATCGGCGTCAAGTATTCCGCGACCGAATACGGCGGCGGCAACGTGCACTGGCGAGACGTCAACGTGAACGGCTTCGGCAAGGGCTTCGAGCTGGGTGACGATTACGCGACCGCGGTGTCGAACGGCGTTGCAGCGACCAACCACGACCTGTTCCAGTGCCAGGCGCAGTATTGTCGCGAAGGCTTCGACATCAAGGCCGGCATGACCACGGTGCGACTGCGTCAATGCTTCGTCGAGTTTATCTACGCGATCGATGGCTCCCCGGGTATCGGTTACTGGGTTCACGAATCGGCGGGCAAAGGCAAGCTCAACGAAACCAGCAATCGGCACGGACTGATCGAGCTGATCAGTTGCTCGTCGGGCACCAACGACAAGCCCGGTGACGTGGCGTTGAAGGACTATCACGTCCTGCTCGGTTCGTCCGAGTCGGATCCGAATCGCAGCGCCCACGGCAACACCGTGATCAGCGGCATGCGCTTCGGCCAGGTGCCGGACGACGTTGCGTGCATCCGTCGCTACAACTCGAAAGAAAACGGCTTTCTGGAAATCAACAAGCCGAGCGTTTCTGACAACGGCGGCAAGTTCCTGGTCGTCGAACCCGAAGCGCAGCACGGCCTGCTGGAGCTCAAAAACACCGAGGGGCTTTCCTACATGAGCAAGACCGCGGACTGGATTGTCAGCTCCGCGGACTGGGTAACTGATGCGTCGCCCTGGCTGGCCGGCGAGTCCGACATGGAAGCCGACTACGGCACCGTCAACGGCGGGTCGCCGGATTACGACTATGCCGATGCGCGGGGAATGCCAGGCTACGGCATCTGTCGCGTCGCGGCCGGCAACACGCAAGCCTTCCGTTTGCCCAGCCAGGCAAAGATGCACGCCAAGCCGATCATCATCCAGAAAACCGAGGCCGGTAACGGCACCGTGTCGCTGGATCCGGCCGCACCGGCGTGGCAGGCCACCACCTACTACAAGCGCGGTGACATCAGATCGAAAGGCGGCTGGCTGTTCGCCTGTGACATACCCGGCACGTCAGGCGCCACCGGCCCGACCGGCGGGAGCGGTGACGGCCAGACCGACGGTGGCGTGACGTGGAACGAGCTGGTGAACGGCGATCACGAGATCAACGGCAGCACATCGGCATGGTCACCGACGATGGCGGACTACGACCGGATTCTGCTGACGCCCCGTGTGCCTAACGACAACTCGGGCCGCATCGAGTGGTTCGCCAAGGTTTTGTAACCGTGGACGATTCGATGCTTTGGAAATGGATTCTCAACATCGGCGCGGTCCTGGGCGGCGGCATGTGGCTCGGTCGCGTGCAGGCGAAAGCCAACCGCAACGAAACCGATATCGAGAAGACCCTGGCAAAGCTCGATAAGCACACCGAAGAAGCGAAGCAGTCCACCGAGGCGATTCATGCACTGAGCGAGCGGATCGTGCGGCTGGAGGAATCCAACAAAACCCGCAACACGAAAATCGACGCAATCTATGAGGCGGTGAAGAAATGAAATTGTCGCAACACTTTAGTCTCGCAGAGTTCACGCGCTCGCAGACCGCCAAGCGCATGGGCCGCACGGTCGTGGCGGACCCGGCGATCATCGACAACCTCACGCAGCTGTGCGAGCACGTTCTCGAACCGGTACGCATGCAGCTGAATTTCAACTTCGGCGGCGGGGTGCGTATCCATCCTACCAGTGGCTACCGGCCCGCATGGCTTAACAAGGCCATCGGCGGCAGCAAGACCTCAGACCATGTGAACGGCCGCGCCGCCGATTTCGTTCTCAGTGGCGGCATCGATCTGGATTTGTTCGCTGCCTGCCACTGCATTGCCGATTCGAATATTCCGTTCGACCAGCTGATCCACGAAGGCGGCGAATGGATACACATCAGCTTCCGCGACGCCGAGCACCCGCGGCGTGAAGTGAAAACCGCGACGTTCTCGCGGGGGCTGTTCGGCCGCAGAAAAACCACCTACCACCCGGGATTGATCACCGTTGATGCGCTCGCTGCTTAAAAGCCTGTTTCTGACGACCGATCGGGCGGGTCCCCTGATGGACTCGGTCGGCAAGGGCGTCAATGCCATCGTCAACACCGCGGAAGAGCGGCAGAACCTGCTGCTGGCGTGGGTTGCTGCGACCGGCCCGACCAACGTGGCGCGGCGGTTGCTGGCGTTTGTGGTCGCCGGCGTGTGGACGCTCTACCAGCTGGTGTTGCTGGTGCTGTTGATTTTGTCGATCTGGTTTGCGCCGCTGCTCACCACCGTGGCGCTGATCAAGGACCACATGGACCGCTCCATCAACGGTGCATTCATGCTGGCGATGGCGTTTTATTTCGCGCCGCACGCGATCGCGGCACTCAAGGGCACCGCGGTGTTTCAGATGCTGGGGAGCAATAAGTCGTGAGCCAATTCACTCTCAATGAGGTTTTGCCGGCCTTCGGCCTCGGAAAGCTGGAGCTCACCGCACAATTCCCGGCGCCGGACCCCGACTTCAATCAGATGACGCTGCAGCTTCTGCCGTACAGCTACGAATGGGCGAATCCCGGTCCGAACGGCGGAAGCTGGGGCATTGAGGTGTGCGACAAGATTGCTGGCACAACCACGCCCATCGCGTCGTGGATTCACGGCAGAAGCCTGACCATAAAACTGGCCGAGGGCAGTGACGCATTCACCCGAATCAAGGCGCAGATCATAGCTAACGAAGAACTGACGCTGTGCTTTGCCGCTTTCGAGTCACTTGCCGGTCACTCGAGACAAAACACTATTAACCCGTACGGCGGCGTAGTCGTCACGCTCACTAACACGCTTGATCTCACGCCAGTCGGTGTAGCGCCTGAGATCACCAAGGACCCAACGTCGAAGACAATTGATGAAGGCGGTGTTCTGCTGCTCACCGCAGAGGCAACCGAATTACCGACATACGAGTGGCGCAAAGGTGGCGTGCCGGTGGTTAACGGCGCGCGCATATCCGGCACAAACACCAACCGCCTGACCGTCAACCCAGCCGAACCGGGTGACGCCGGCGACTACACGTGCTACGTGGAAAACCTCTTCGGCAACGACGAATCGGCAGTCGCCACGGTCACCATCAACCAGACGGTGGCGACTGTGGCGCCGACGTTTGCGCCGACCATTCTCGACATGAACGACAGCTTCGATAAAAGCAATGTCGACGACGCCGATCACTGGGACAAGTACTGGCGACACTACGAGCCGGACGGGGTCAGTACGCCGTTCGCGGGTATTGCCCGGCACAACGCCGGCAAGCTGGAGCTGCTGAGCTCCGGCCTCAAGGGCGACAACAACCGCACGTTCCTGCGTTCGAAGCAGGATGCGCTGTTCAACATGTTTACGCACGGCGTGGAGATCGATCTCGATGGCTACGCACACACCGGTGGCAACGAGTACTCGACGCGTCGCTCGCACATCTACCTGTGCCCGGCGGACACCGGCAACGCCGGCAACGATTACTACTTTGCCAACAGCACGTTCTGCATACGGCTGCAGGACAAGAACACCAACCCGTGGTTCTGGATACTGGCTAAGGACGGCGTCGCGGGCGCACCCGGGGAGCTGGTGCCGCAGACCGAACTCAGTATTCGGCCGGTGGATATCAAGATCGAGCTCAACAGCTCGGCGTACCGGGTCACGCTGATCGATGCCGGCGGTGTGGAGAAGATCTTCGAGGGCGCGCACGGCCTGACCGCGGCGAACTGGGGCATCAACGGCGACGCGTACCTGACCATTGAGAACGACCACTCCGACAGTGACGGGTCTGACCCGAACCAGACGCTGCTGTCGTTCGACAACTTCTACGCCCGCAGCCTGCTGTTCATGGAAGCCTTCCAGGCAACGGGCACGCTCGACAGTGACCAGCTGGTCGGCATGTACCGGCAGACGGCCAACACCGACACGGCCGTGGCTCGTGCCGCGGGGTCGTTGACCTTGACCGCGGACGGTGCCGGCGCCGAGCGGTACGACATTCTGTCGGGCCAGTGCACCAAGCACCTGAACTTTTTCCATCACCGCGAGAAGCTGGTCGGCAAGCTGCAGCCGCTCAGCGGAGCGGGCTACATGTACTACGCACTGGCGTGCAAGACGCCCGGCCAGGACAAACCGGACATCTACACGGCGCCGTACGGCATCGCGGTGCGCGTGGACGAATCGAACAACGTCGCGCTGGTGAC